CATCCCGTCCACTGCCAGCAGCTTCAAGCCTCTCAATGCCGAAGGCAGCACGCTGGACGGCTTGAACATCCACGGCACCGTCGTTGACGAGGTCCATGCCCACAAGACCCGTGCCGTGTGGGATGTGCTGGACAGTGCCACCGGTGCCCGCAGTCAACCGCTCATCAGCGCCATCACCACCGCCGGCTCCGACCGTTCCGGGATCTGCTACGAGCTGAGGGACTACACCGTCAAGGTGCTGGAGCGAACCGTCGAAGACGAGACCTGGTTCGGCATCATCTACGCGCTGGACGAGACCGACACTTGGCACGACCCGGCTGTGTGGCGCAAGGCCAACCCGAACCTGGGCATCAGCGTCAAGCTCGACGACATGCAGGCCGCCTGCAAGAAGGCTCTGGCTCAGCCCAGCGCGGTGGCCAACTTCATGACCAAGCGACTGAACGTCTGGGTCAGCAGCGCCAGCGCGTGGATGGACATGCAGAGCTGGCGCCAATGCGCCGACACCAAGCTGCAGCTCGATCAGTTCATGGGCGAGCGTTGCTGGATCGGGATGGACCTTGCCGAGAAGCGCGACTTTGCCTCTTTGGTCCTGCTGTTCCAACGCGGTCTGGATTGGTTCTTCTTCCCCAGGCTGTACCTCAACGAGTACGCCATCGAGCAAAGTGGCAATGCTCACTTGCAGGGGTGGGCGCGCGCAGGGCACGTGATCGTCACGGACGGCAATGCCACCGACTTCGATGTCATCGCTGACGATTTGCGCCGTTTCTGCAAGGACTTCGACGTGCAGGAGATCCCGTTCGATCCCGCCATGTCGCGGTACTTTGCGACGAAGCTCGTGCAGGAGGGCCTTCCGCTGGTCGAGGTGCGCCAGGCGCCACTGTTCTTCACGCAGCCGCTCATCCAGGTCGAGAACCTGGTGCTGGAAAAGCATCTGCACTTTGACGGCAACCCGGTGTTCACCTGGATGATGGGGAACGTCGAGGTCAGCGTCAGCCGGTTCAGCGGCCTCAAGCACCCGACCAAGGCCCGGGACGAAAACAAGATCGACGGCCCGGTTGCGCTGCTGTTGGCCATGGGCCGCGCGATCGTGGCCGAGCCCGAAGAAGACCTTGGCGATTACGTCATCGTGCTGGACGAGAAAGCCGCGGTGCCCGCATGACCCCCGTGTCCACCCTCAACACCAGCGCCCATACCAGCCGCGTGCTCGCGGCCTGGCTGGCGGGCCGCGAGGGTGCCGCGGCTCGCGCCGGGCTGAGTGCAGGCGCCTACACCGCACCGCGTGCGCAGGCCGACAACACCGTCGTCACCAACCTCACGGCGCAGGAGCTGGCCTCGCTGTTTGGCGCCCATGGCCTCAGCAGCGCCGGTGTCGCGGTCAATCAGCAAAGTGCCTTGCGTGTGGCTGCGGTTTACGCCTGCATCGACAGGATCGCCGGCGCCATCAAGAGCCTGCCGTTCAACGTCTACGAACGCCAGGACAGCGGCCCGCGCGAAGCCAAGCACGACTATCACTGGATGTTCAACGAACGCGCCAGCGACGATTGGTCTGCCGCTGACGCCTGGTCTGCTGTCATCGCGCAAAAGTTCCTCGGTGGCGACGGCTACGCCGAGCTGCTGCGGCCCAGCCTCAGCAGCAGCCGCGTCATCGGCTGGCAGCCCCTGCTGCAGTGCAGCCCGTTCCGCGACACCCGCACCGGCGTCAAGCTCTACCGCGTCACGCGCGTGAACGGCACGCAAGAGGTGTTGGACAGTGCGGATGTCGTCCAGCTGACAAGCCCTGGCTACGACGGCCTCACGAGCCTCAGTCCGATCACCTATGCCGCGCAGGAGGCGGTCGGCACCTCGCTTGCAGGCCAGCGATGGGCCGGAAGCTTCTTCAAGGACGGTGCGCAGTTCGACTACGCGCTCCAGACCGAAAACAGCATCAACAAAGAACAGCGTGAGGCCATTCAGTTGAGCCTGACCACGCGGGCCGCCGGCAGTCGGCTGCCGCTCATCCTGGCCAACGGCCTGAAGCCGGCCCAGCTCACCATCAACCCCAAGGACGCCGAGATCCTCGAATCGCGCAAGTTCAGCGTCGAGGAAATCTGCCGCATCTTCGGTGTGCCGCCGTACATGATCGGCCACACCGAAAAAAACAGCAGCTGGGGCGCCGGCATGGAGCAGCAAGGCGGCAACTTTGTCCGCTACACGCTCATGCCGCACCTGGTGCAGATTGGCCAGGAGTTCAACCACCGGCTTTGGCCTGCGCGCGCTCGCTACTTTGTCCAGCACGACACGTCGGCTCTGGTGCGCGGAGACCTCAAGACCCGCTTTGAGGCGTATCGCATCGCGCTCGGACGTGCCGGGGAGAAGCCCTGGATGGTTGCCGAAGAGGTGCGCCGCATCGAGGCCCTTGGCGACCTGCCCGAAGGCAAGAGTCTGGAAGCCTTGCCCAACACCCCCGACACCGAAGGAGGCCAAAGTGCCGCACCGTCTGACCCAGCTGCTGGCTGACAACCGAGGCCTCCCGGGCCGTCGGTTCGAGGCCCGTGCGATTTCTGCCGCGGATGGCACCGCCACGGACCAGGCGGAGGTTTTCCTGTACGACGCCATCGTCGACAGCGAGAGTGAAGCCGAGTACTGGGGCGGCGTAGCGCCACAGGGCTTTGTGAAGGCGCTGCGCGAGATCCAGGCCGGCACCATTCACCTGCGCATCAATTCGCCCGGCGGCAGTGTGTTTGCTGCCCGTGCGATCGAGACCGCGCTGCGGGAGCACAAGGCCCGTGTCGTGGTCCACATCGACGGCCTGGCAGCCAGCGCCGCGACCTTCGTCGCCATGGCAGGCGACGAGATCGTCATGAGCCCTGGGGCGATGTTCATGATCCACAAGGCCTGGACGATTGCTTGGGGCAACGCCGACGACTTGACCGCCACGGCCGCGCTGCTCGCCAAGCTGGACGGCACGCTGGCCGAGACCTACGCCACGCGCACAAAGGGCGACAAAGAGCAGATTGCCGCCTGGATGACAGCCGAGACCTGGTTCACCGCTGAAGAGGCGCTGGAGGCCGGCTTCATCGACCGCATCGCCGACAAAGAACCTGCCGCCGACACCTCGGCCAGTGCCACCGCCGCGCCTGGCTGGAACTTGAGCGCCTTCCTGGCGCGTGTGTCTCGCCCTGGCTCCGAAGCTTCAGCTTCAGATCCGGCCGACCCCGATCCCAACCGCATCCGCCAGCAGCAGCGCCTCCGCGTCGCTCAGCTGGCCCACCCGATCGCCTGACGCGCTCGCGCAGTCGAACCCCCAGCCGCCTTCGGGCGGCTTTTTTTTGCCCTATCGAAAGGAAAGCAACCATGAGCAAGCTCGCTCAAATGCGCGAGGCCCGCAACGCCAAGGCCCGGGAAGCGCAGGAACTCAGCAACAAGTACCCGGCCAACCAGCCCATGCCCGCCGCCGATGCGGCCCGCCTGGACGAGCTGTTGGCCAGCATCGAGGCCATCGACGCCGACATGGCGCGCGAGCAGCGCCTGGCGCAGCTCAACCTCGACGATCCACAGGCCATGGCGAATGCTGCGCGCGATCTGGCCACCCGCCAGCCGGGCCAGCACGCCGAAGGCGCCAGCGCACTGCGCGCCTGGATGCTGGGTGGTGTCGCCAACCTCAGCGCCGACCAGCAGCAGCGCTTGCGCGCTCGCCAGACCACCGAGGTCGTGGCCGGCCTCGGTTTGCTGCAAATCCAGAACACCATGAGCACGGGGGTCGGCGCCGAAGGTGGTTTCACCGTCGCGCCCGAGTTCGCGCAAGGGCTCGAGGTGGCCATGCGCGCCTACGGCGCCATGCTCACGGCTGGCACCACGCTGCGAACGGCCACTGGCTCGCTGATGAACTTCCCGACGGCCGACCCGACCACCGAAGAGGGCGAGATCGTCGGTGAAAACGCGCAAGCCGCCACGCAGGACACCGGCTTCGGCAACGCCACGCTCGCGGTCTACAAGTACAGCTCGAAGGCCGTGCCGATCCCCTGGGAGCTGCTGCAGGACAGCTTCGTGGACCTGGAGGTCTACGTGCAAAGCCTGCTGGGC